CTTGACGGCAAGACTTCTAACAGGACGGCAATCCTCGCTCTTGTCGGCTGTTATTAGCTGCTTACGCTGTTCTACAATCTGTCTCTCTGATAATAAGATCCTGAGAAACATCTACAAGACGTCTTGTAAGGTAACCTGAATCGGCTGTTCTAAGGGCTGTATCTGAAAGACCCTTACGAGCACCATGGGCTGAAATGAAGTATTCCAGTACATCAAGACCTTCACGGAAGTTAGACTTGATTGGAAGTTCGATTGTATGACCTGAAGTATCTGCCATAAGACCACGCACGTAGTGATAAAAAATAGTCTACCAACTGAATAGTATCACGTATTTCTTTGCGAACGAGTAGAGATGGGGTTGGATAAAGTTTCCGACGAAAATATGCAGGGATATACGACGTAAAACGCTCACCTGTAAATTTGTCAACGATTTCAATAGTCAAAACGTCAGGATTCTGATAAAACCACATAACATGATCGAGACACCATTTATAACCAAGACCGCCGCCACGGCGGGAAGATAAATAAAAAGTAGGTTTACAACCTTTAGGAATATCACTCTCTTTACGCATGTATTTCATACAATACTGAATACCACCTTGAGTACAAGGTTTACAATAGACAAATCCAAATTCACCTATATAATTCCAATCAAAGCGATGAGTAAGTTTATTATAAACTCGTTCTCGAACAGACCAAGCCTGATGAACAACCTGATACACATCCATAGAAGACATGTGAATAGGCATATTCCACAAAATAAGATGATAATGAGGTAATTTCGTATGACTGCCATACTCAGCAGCGGCAAAATACCGAATTTTCTCATCATAACCATGGTCTCTAACAAGAATTTGACGCAGACGTTTAAGAAAATCTTGTACATGTTTTTTGTCTACACCATCCGCAGGGCGGTGTGTGGGATTATAAGTAAGAGTGATAAAATAGGGGACAGAACGGGATGATTGCGATTCAGCGACTGCGCGAAACATCCATTCACGAGCATTTCTCTTTCGACAAAGAGCACATTTGCGACACGGAATTTCCAAAAACATAGGTACGGCATCATCATCGCGGTCAATGGCATAAAAACTATCTTGCCAAGAGGCAGTGTTTTGAAAATCAACGTTTTTCGGCGAAAACAGGGCATACGGAAAGTTCCAACGCCATGCAGCAAGTCGCATTTCTGGTACAAAAGTTGCATCTCCGTTGTAAACATATTTTCCAGTTTGTAAAAGTGCATCCTTAAAAGCAGGATTCAAAATATATTTTGGTTTTTCACAAAGAATATTTGCCATAGTTTTTTATTTTTAATTTGGGCGTCCGGGCGGGCTATCCGCTCAAACAAATCGGCTTCGCCGATACTCGCTCCTATCCCTGACGCGCTTCACTTCGTTACGCTGTACATACATAGGCGTCATCCAAGATGACAGAGAGGTGTTCGCGCTACCGCGCTCACGATTTCATAATTTCCTTTTATCTCTCAAGATGTGCAAAGATAAAGTGTAGGCTAAAATATCGTTTATCAACCTGTGCCAAACTATGTTAAAGTCGCTACGCTTGGTTTAACATAGTTTACCACAGAACGCCAAACGCTATTTTTTCCTACGCATTGTTTTATTGCACGTCTCGAAAGAAAAAAGGAAAAATATGTTTTAATGTTTGCGATAAGTAAGGGACAGAATGGAAAAGAACGCAAACCGAACTTGGGAAGTTCGTAAGGCTGTAGCCTGATTGAGCGAGGGAGCGCAAGGCACTCCTCATTCAAATCTTTCACACAAGCTGAACAATGTGTCAGTTGTGCTACATATATCAAGTTAATCAATGCTGGATGTTTCACCCAGTCCACAAGTTAACTGACAAAAGTCAGTGTAAGAGAATACCGCGCGAGGCGTGCGATTACAGTATTCCGCATCAATGATGCCTACAAAAAGATATGTAGATCGATATGTTTGTTGCATATAATCCACAAAAGATACAGCTCTATCAGACATCTCCAATTCTAAGGCTTGATAAACTGAATTACAAGGTATATCTATTACTTTTATATACTCTTGTTTACGTTTTCTAATGTTTAAATACTGTAAAAGAATGTCCATAATTGTAATGTTTTAAAGGTTAATAATTTTATTTCTTTCAACAATACAAAGATAGACATTCTATAAGGCTTTTCCAAATGTTTTATGTTAACTAATCGTAATAATCATAATAAACATGTTTGGATCGTCCATCAGCACTTTTGGTTTCATGTCTTTCACGTGGCTTACCTGAATTACTGGCACGAGGATTTGCGAAAGGAACGAATGCCGCAGCATCATTAAGAATAGCATGAATTTGCTGCATAGTGCGCTCGAAATCATCCCAGTTCATGTCTTGCATTAAGTCAAAACGAAGACGATCTTCTTCTGCATTCACCTTGAAACCTAAATCCTGGTAGAACGAGGCTAAGGCTTCATTCCGCTTCTTTTCAGACATCATGAGAGGTAGTTTAACTCCAAGTTCACGAAGAGCTGCTTTAAGCTGTTCTTGAGAGATTTCAAGTTGTCCTTGAGATATTTTAAGCTTACCATGTTCAATAAACGAATCCAAAGCAACACGAACATGACGTTCCCAAATACGGTCATCGACATCAGCTGCCTGAGAAATCAAAAGATCGATTTCAGAAGACAGCTTTTTAATAGAGGCATTGATCTGTTCAACCATACTACGAGCTTGTGAAGCCTGCGCATCATTAAGTTTGATCTTACTACTGTTGACAAGGATAGTACTTTCCATAGTGTCGAGTTGTCCTTGATTGAAAGCATCACGAAATGAAGCATCAGAAGAGAGAATATCGTTCGTGTGTTTTTGACCTTCTGTTTCAGCAGAGGTTTTAGCTACCTGAGCAGACAAAGCGGTATCAGCAAGAGCCTGAGAAGCAATACTTCCAACAGGTCTATAACGGTTCCATGCAGAAGTGTCAGCAACAGGACCAGACGGAGTATGACCACCTTGCGCCTGAATAGATGAACCTTGTAAGGCACCATTAGTAACATATAAATCAGGATTAATACCAGCAGCTTTTAAGCGAGCCTGAACAGCAGCAGGAGCGTTGTAATCATTATTAGCCTGCCAAAGTTTATAATTCCAATCATTTTGGGCCTCACGTTCGGAGGTCTGCCATTTACGGGTCTTCTCAGCTTCTTCACGCGCCGCCGCGAGCTGTTTTTCAACAGATTGATTTTGAGAATGTGCACCAAATAAATTAGAGATGCCGGAAAGCGCTCCACCAATCAGAGCACTACCAGCACCTGCAAAAAATTTTCCCATTATTTCAATTGTTTACGCTTGTCATTGTAGGCGGCTACAATCTTAGCGCGAGCATCACGTTGAGCATTCCAAATGTCTGCAATATCTTGACCACGACGATATTCAACGGGAACAATCCAACTTTCCTCGTCCATAAAATCATCAGAGGGTAATTGCGAAATATTTTGTGCAGAAATAGGAACACCAGCTTTAGCAGCTTCATACATTTGGGCGGGAGTATAAGCAAGGTCGCCACGCACAGGAAGTTCGCCAGGCTTCCGAGTGCAAGTACATGTGTGGGTATTCCAAGCATGAATTACAACTTGTTTCATAATCATTCAATATGAGGTATTGAGTTACGAGGTATAGTAGTCTTCTTAGTGATGTCAAAAGCAATACTACCCAAAATCTTATCACCATTTTCAGCAGTCATAGCAAACACATCATTAACATGGTCTGGATTAACAAGCAGAAAATCTTTAGAGAGTTCAGGAGCCTTATCAAACACGCGATTAATAAGGAAGTTTCTCATAGAACCACGAAATTCACCATGTACTTCATCAAATGAAGAAATTAAATCCCAATATGCACGTTGATAACCAAATACGTTGTTAATATTTTGAGGATTCACAGCATAAGCCTGATAAGGACATAAATGTTTGTACAACATAGGCTGATAGCTTATATTGTTAAACTGCGGGAAATGCCAATCCAAAAGGTTCATACGTGTAAAATGAGGTGCCAACAACTGCGAATAATTAGCAGCAGGTACAACAGACATAACACCGAGAATATAACCGTCTTCTGGACAATACTTACGGATAACATGACGCATACCAGATTGTAAGGAACCTTGACCAGCAAAACTACCAAGAGGATTATTTTCGGTAGGTGTAGTCTGAGTTACCTTATACACAGGAATAGTATCGGAAATACCACCGAGAAATTCCGGCATCATAAGCTCGTCATAATCCAAATTAACATCAAAGAGACCCTTTACAAGGTTCTTATAACGCGGAGATTGGCGAATTCGAATTTCAAGGAATCGTTGGAGTGAGTTAACATTCCGAAAATCAGAAATAGAAATACCAGAAGTTGCCATACCTATAAGGTTCCGGATAACATCAGTAGGCGCATTAGAACTCTTAACCTGAAAACCTGTAACAGTATCACCATCTTCAGCAGTTTCAAGCTGAGCATGATATTCAACTCCAGCAGCATCACGAAAGGTAGCTTCACCAAGAGAAGTAATACCGACAAGAGGGGCAATACCAGCCTGTGGAGATTGTAAGGCAGTAGTATAAGCATCAGGTTCCCAATTAGCATAATGCAACTGATATTTATAAGAATCAGAACCGCCCTTTATAGACGGCACATACCTATTGTATTCCGGTTTACCATCCACAATAAATGGATTATTACGAATGTCGCGACCAAAAGCATTGTAATACGCCTCATACGCACGAAACGGTAAGGCAGATAAAGGAATAGCAGGAAGTTGGTTAGCTGTAGCAACATAAAAAGGGCAATTAGCAGCTTCAGGTTTAGTCCACTCCTGAGAAACAAAAGAGGCATAAGCTATCGGAGTAATAGCGATAGTAATGCGCGAAGAAACAATTCCGGAAGGAGTTTGAAGATAAACAGCTTTACCATATGAAGACTGAGAAATAGGAGAGAACGCCAAATAAATGAGTTTAACAGTAGAATCCTCACCGCTTCTATCCAAATCGAAAAAAATAGATTGTCTATCCTGAGTAAGCTCACAGGAAACAGTCTTTAAAATTTTTCCAGTCTGATCACAAGCAATAACAATAGGAGTTTCCCAACTATTCATACCTGATAAGATGGGTCCTAAGTTACGAACATAAACCGTACCTTTTTTCCCATCAGAAGAAACCGGAAGAGCACCAACACGATATCCAAAAACTTTTTGATCATTATTTTCAGATGAACTGTAAGTACAAGAAAGATGTGTCGTAATAGCTTGACCTATTCTATTGGAGATAAAAGTAAGAACCTGTTCCTTATTTTGAAAAGAGGTAGAAGCAAACACAGACATGACATTACCAACAAAGGGAGATTCAGAACAAAAAGTAGGAGACATTCGTTCTTCTTTACCATAAGTACCAGTAATGGTAGTGGGCACGCCAAGATAATCAGCAAGAGAACCTGTTTGCAAATCATCGGGGATATTAAACTGTTTTTTACGTTCAGGAGTGTTACCATCAGCAAGAACATCCAGCCATGGAGGTGTAACAGTTTCATCACCACCAAAGAATTCCATCCAGTCTTCCCAAAGAGTACGAGTACGAACATAAACAAAGTGTAACCGCACATACAGTTGGGTTTGTATCGGGAATATAGTCGGAAGCAACTGTAGGTTAAAACGAGCGTCTATCTGGAATGAATCACCAAACGAAGCAGGAAGCAAGCACACAGGAGTAATAGCGCCGAACTTCATTGTGAGGTTGTTTACAAACGAAAGGTCAAAAGTAGAACGATTGACACGATCAATGTAAGCATCTTTTTTGCGAAATATATTTGCCATATTTAAAGATTCACATTAATATCAGGAGTTTTTAAACTATCCACACGCGTAGTAGTAGACTGTTGCGTGTCTTGAGAGGAATTTTGGTTTTTCCAAAACAGGGACATAGATGCAGTGCAACTATCCAAAAGAATAGCCGCGGCTACTCCGAGAATGAAAGTAGTCGCGTGCTCTATAATTTTATAAATCTGTTGCTTAGTCATTTTCCGGTTCAATTAAGTATTGTTCATACATGCCATCAGGTAACTGACGATCTGTAACAATCAACTGCATAGCAGCAGATAGAGGAATGTGTTCACGAACTATGACAACAGTTGGCATCTCTTCCTGAGGAGACAGGAATTTGCGAGTTGTAAAGGTAACGCGAGGTTCATTGTCTTGTGCTGTAACCGAACAGCAATCTACGTTTAATTTTACCATAATGTAAAAATTTTAAGTGAAACAAAAATTATTAGATAGGACTATGAGGTAGTCATCCTGCATAAGTCCAGGTAATTCAAAGTTTACAAACAAAATATACTCATCAAGAGTCTCAAAGGTACGATAAGAAATCTTATCCTTTTCATAAGCCAACATCACCTTTGGATATATCTTAGCATAAATGTACGGCATAGTTATAAAGTTTCTTTATAAATAGCAAGAATATTCTCGTTATCTGTCTTATATTTAACATACGTTATATCAATCTCAGGTTGCGTTAACATATGTTCACTCACAAACTCGTGATGTTCACGCTTAGCAGCAGTCATCATTTTATAATACTTGAGATCAAATTCATAAGCTTCGAGCATAACCAAAAGAGGCTCGAGAATATGTTCCATAACAATAAGAGAATCTTCTTGATAAGTAGCATAAAAATGCTTCGCATTGCTGAAAATAAAACGAGGGAAACGCTGTACACAAGTATCGAAATTGTAAAAAGGGAACTTCTCATGGAGATGTTTACGAGTAACATTCACTTCTTTATCAGACATGTGAAGATGTATCTGCCAAAGCCATCCGTTCAACGCACCGGTCAGCTTCACACCAATCAGTTTCGGCATCTTCAATTCCC